CACCTACAAACTCTACCTTAATAACGTCTTTTGTTTGATTGAAAGTGATTTTAAAATAACATCTGTTATGTAGTATAATATCTTTGGTCATCTGTGGCATTACCACCTTTAAATCAAGTCTTTTGATGAAAGTTAAAATGTCTACCTCTTCAATAGCTGTGATTGATTTTGGTTTCATCACTTCAAACCCTCCACCAATTGTCGCATTAGTTTTAAAGTCCACTATAGATGCATGTAGTGGCGAGGTATAGTATAATTGATTAATCAGCTGTGGGAAAAGATTATCCGAACCAAATCTCACATAGCCATTAACAAGCACTCTCGCATCAATGTAAGGTGTTGATAGGTTACCTTTACCTACTTTTAAAAAGGGTGTACTAAAGGTCTTATAACCTTGTACCTCCTCTACTTTGACAGAGTTTTCTCTGCTTAAATTAAAACCAAATAACTTCATTAGTCGTATATTGATGTTGATGTACCTATAACTTGCATTCGACCCTCTTCTAACTCAGTCAAACCCTCTTCACTTGTGGATGGTGTAACTATAATCGGTGTTTCACTTTCATAAACATGATAGCTGTATTGACCTATAATTAAATTAAGGTCACTTGGTTCGTCAAGTATAAATAGGTTGTATCTTTCTGGGTAACTACTTTGGTCTAATGGCGACCAATATAAAGGTGTTGATGAGGTGTTAAACTCATTTTCAAACTTGAACAAAAAATAGGGTGATGTAATAGTGCTACTTTCCGTGAGAGTTAACACTACTTTATTTTCTTGTCCCTTTTCAATGTATATCATAACTATATTACGTATATAATACTCATTGTACATCAATAGAAAAGCCTACCCCATTTAAGAGTAGGCTCATCTATTAAAGTGTAGCTATTAGATAATAGTAGGTATCACAGCCGAGTCAACCTCGTATGCTAGATTCTCGTTCTCTGCTACTAGTGTGATGTTGTATTTTGAACCATCTGCTTTAGCTGTTCCTGAACCCTCGGTAACGGTTGCTAATTGTGCGTAAGGAAAGTACCAGAACTTCCCGTTAGCATCCTTAACAATCACAGCAAGGTCACGTTGACCCTCCCCTAAGATTTTGATTGCTTTAGATTTAGCAGCCTCTCTGCGTGAGAATACCAAAGTAATAGTAGCACGAACAAAGTTTGAACCAGCAACTAAATCTCTTTGGTCTTCCTCTACATAAGATGAGGTATTTCTTAAAAATTCGAATGCTTTAAAGTCGGATGAAACTGTCATTGCAGTGATCTCCCAAGTCGCAGCATCCTCAGTAATCGCAGTTACATTAGCTAAATCGTTGATATACACATTTGTGATACCTCCGATGTTACCATCGCATCCACGAACTATAGACGATATTGTTTGACAAGCCATTTTTTTATAGTTTAAAAAGGGTAGTCACCTACCCCTTGTTAATATTAAGCGTATAGAACGATTTCCGTTGGGTTCGTATAGAAGAAACCAATCTTCAAGTTAGCACGTGTACGGATGTAAGGCTCTGCTACAGAGTCAGACAAGTTAACTGCTTTCAATGCTTTACCATCTTGCTCACCATCGAATGCATAAATCATGTTTGATTTCAAAGTGATAACGAAAGTATCGTTTGGCATACCCTCACATACTACAACTTTCACTCCTAGAAAAGTAAGTGCTAAAGGTGCAGTAACATATGTCATAGTGTTACCAGATGCAGCAGCAAATTCATATGCTTGTGCTACGTTAGGTGCTACGAAAATACGTAGGTCAGCTTTTTTACGCTGTACAGCAGCTGGTAATGCAGCGAATGCTGTTTGTAATTTTGTTAATACGTTGCCTTGGTTAACTGCCCCTGTTCCTCCATTGATTACATCAGTATCAGCAGATAACTTTTTCAAGTATCCATCACACAATGCTAGTGTAGCATTAGCTGATGCAGTATCACCTTGCCATCTAATCAATTCAACATCCTCGCCAATTTGCTTAGACATAGTGTCCCAGTAATAGTTCATAAACGCTGGTACGGTAAAGTCAGCATTAGAACCTTGTGCCATTTGTAAAGCTACGAATGACTGCTCTAAATCGAATTGGCAGATTTGCGCCATTGCAGAAACAGCACATACATCGATGTCGATTGCGTTCAACAAGTCTGTTGGTGCAGAAAAGTTACAAGTAGATGCTTGTAAGATGTTACCAAAAGTGATGTTACCTAATTTAGTAGCTGACTTAATGCCAGGTAATGAACGATAATTATCTACGATGTCTTCGCTGATGTAAGCACGTGAATAAAACTCGTTAGGGTTTGGACACAACAATGCATTGCTCTCAATGTCCAAGTCAAATTTCAATTTTCTTTCCATTTTTTTTAGTCTTTAAACGTTTGTCTGTATTTTATTAATCTTTCGTGTGCTGACATTTTTTGTTCTTTCATTTCTTCTACTACTTCCTCTTCAACTTCTTCTTGTGCAAGTTTGTCAGCAATGACTTGCAAAAGTTCAGCTTTAAGTGCTTCGAGTGCTGGTGCAACAATGTCTAAAATAGCTGCTTCATCTGCCTTAGGGTCAACAGCCATAGCTACCTCCTCCTCTTTTGGCTCTTCTTCAACTACTTCTTCTTCTTGTGCTACCTCCTCTTCGATAGACTCCTCTGCTTCAGCAGCAGCTTCTACCTCTTTTTCTTGAACATCTTTAACTTCAACAACCTCTCCATCTTTTACGACATAGATTTTGTCTTCAATTACATGCTCACCATCTGGTAACTTCATTTTATATGTATTTGTTTGTTCCTGTTCGTTAAACTTCAACCCAAAAAAACCCTCGATAGAAAATCCTACTTTACCCAAGTCTACAAGTTCGTTGTAGTATTCTTTGTCCGTGATTTGAGCAGTACACATGATAGTGCCTTTTGTCACATCTATACCAAACGATTTTGATTTGTCGGTCTCAGGATCTGTTACTATCCATGCCTCTAGTACATATGCTGGTACAACCTCATCTGTATGTTCTACATTGAACAAGTTTTGGTTGTTTAGAGTAGACATAAACTTACAAAAGATTTTCTCAGTCTCTTCCTCCGTGAACTGCACGAAATATTCACCATCTTCATCGTTACGATAGATTTCGCTTGGTATCATAAGTGGCGCACATATACGCATCTTAGGTTCATCTGCGAAGATCATTTTTTTCTCGTGACTACTGAATGCTATTCCTTTTGTGACTATGGCTGGTTTTCGGGTGAATGCTATCATAGAGACCCCAAGGTCATTACCCTCGCTGTATTCGTCATCTATGGTTATTTTCTTTATAGGCAATTCACTCATAACTATTTTACACATTTATTTGTTAGTGTACAATTTTTGTACATTTGTGAAAACTTCAACAATGATAGAACTAGGTACAACACAGATTAAGAATAGAGTAGATGAGTTTACTCTAAACGAGTTTCAAACCATCACATCAATACTTGCAGATGAGTCACTTGACAAAATAGAACAATGGGTAAAGGTGTTTGTTTTTTTGGGCGCAGATGAGAATGAGGTAGATGGATTAGATTTCTCCGAGTTTAAAGAGTATGTAAAGCAATGGAATGAAAACCAACCTAACTTGGACAATACTTTCTTAAAGTCATTCGATTTAAACGGATACACATATCAAGCATACGAAAATGAGTTTAAGCTGAACGTGAAAGATTTAAAACACATCGAAAAGACGATTAAACAAAAACCATCTGCATACATTCTTGACGTTATGGCTATCATATTTAAACGTACAGATTTGTCTAGTGCAGAGCATTACACAGAAAGTCACCTAAAGCATAAAGCTAAACTTTTTAAAGATCTTGATGCATCTATTTGTATTCCTTATATCAACTATATAGGTCAAAAAATATCTAACACAGCAACCCAATTAGATGCAGTTACCGAAATCGTGGAATGACATTAGTGTAGAGCAGTTCATTGAACTTGCTGAACTAGACAAAAACGAGTTTGATTCACTCATAGAGTATAATGTGCTAGTGTTATCTATTCTTCTAGATGAAGACATAGATGTATTTGAAGAAATGGAACTAGACGAATTGAATGACTTGATGAAAAAAGTCAATTTTATTCGTAGCTATCCATCTAAAAATCACATACAAAAGCTAGGACATTATACTTTTAAGCCATTCGAGAAACTTTCTTTAGGGGAGTTTATAGATATTGAACATTATTTTAAAGATGGCATCAAAAACCTATCTTATATCTGTGCTATTCTATTTAAAAAAGTTAAGATAGATGAATGGTCTAATATAAACTACGAACCTTACACATACGATTTAAACACTAGACAAGAATTGTTTTTAGACATACCTATAACGGATGTGTTTCATATATGGACAAGCTACTCTAAATTTCGTGAAAACTTTGTTCAAACATACCAACCTTTATTTAGTCAAAAAGGAGAGGATGACGATGAAGAGATGGATGAGATGACAGCAGAAGAAAAGAAACAAGCTGACCTCGAATCTAGATATTCAAAATGGGCATGGGAAAATATGGTTTATAGTCTAGCGAATGAAGACATAACAAAGGTAAACGAAATCACGGATATGCCTCTAATATTCGTGTTTAACATGGTTAGTATGAAAGAGGAACTTAGTATGTAGTTGGTGCTATCTTTAAATTCCACTCTCCACTAGGGTCACCATATAAATCAAAGCCTACTCTTACGATTGGGTTGTTTAATATTTTAGCCATCTGTAGTAAAGGGTAGGTTTGAAATTGCCATTGAATATAGTCTGCTGCTATTTCTGCAATCACAGCTTGTACTCGTGGTGCAGCTAACCAAAGTTCAGTAATATTTTGAGGCTCAATAAAACCTTTATTCCAGAGAATAGCACCTTTATCTTGAAACAAATAATAGTAAAGTGCAACGATAGTAATATCTATTTTGTTTAATTCTTCACCTGTCATTGCCGAGATTCTAAGCGAATCATACAATGCACCCGTATCTATTAAACCTAACCTACGAACCTCTTGCTGTAAGGCTCGTGCAAGTTTATTTCTCGTTGCGTACTTTACTTTATAGGTAGCCATTATAACTCAAATTGATTTCGTATTTCTAAAGGAACGTTATCCATTGCTTTAAATTGATCAAACAATATAGGTGTCATCTGTGTGATAAAGCTAGGTATGTCTGCAATTGCACTAGCTTCGTCTGCATATGTTCGATACGTACAAATAAAGTCAGCTATTTCAACATCACTAGGTCGTAAACAAACATTACATTCGCTATCAATCTCTACGTAATAACTAGATGTTAAGGTAAACTTTTTCATATCTGCGAATATACTCCAATTTTGTACAAGTCAAATTGTCCTGTATTGGTTACTGCTGCGTTCATCGTTCTAGATGCGAAGAAATTTAAACCCGTTGTACTAGATGGTAATGCTGTTATACCTCCGATGTATAGACCTCCGATAATACCTCTAGCAATCGCACCCGTTTCTCTATTGATAACTTCATACCAAACGACCTCTGCTGCTGGTGGATTGTAAAGAGTAACTGAATAGATAGTTGTAGATACTGCACCAGCTGTTCTGTTTGCTGGGAATGATGCACCTAAATTAACTTTACCACAAGTCCCTGTAGCATCGTTGTAGAAAATCTGTAGGTTCGTATCACCAGCCTCACTACCTACACCTATCAAGTTTGTAAGTGTTGAAAGCTGAACTAATGATACACCACCATAGGCAAGGTCTGCTGTACTAGATGCCATACCATAAAACTGCTGACAATCTGCACCATATGCTGTATCACTTATATTAAAGTCACATACGAACCTCCAACCACTTGTAACATACCAAAGTAATGCAGAGCCTCTAAGACCCGTATATCTACCAGTTTGTACGATAGATGCATAGTAACGTAGACGAATAGACTTAGTAGCAAAGTTAGTTGACGCTACCGATTGTGCTAAAGTAGATGCAGATGCTGATGTAGTTACACCTCCATCTGTAACCAATGTGGTAGAGTTATTGTTAAACGATACACCACGATATGTTTCACCGCCGTTTAATTGAGGTATAAATGTATTGTTAAACACATTTTGAATAGTACCGTATTGGTCTTTAAAATACACCAACTTACTTTCTAAATCGTAAAAATATGTACTATTCGCTACATCTAAAAAGTCTACGCTTGTATCGGTAACTTTTGTTATTTGTATGCCCGTGGTCGGGTTAGATATAGTTAACCCTGTATAATTATTTACTGCCATTATATATCGGAATAATTATCTAAAACAAATTGAGGTGCAAGTACATCCTTGATATAATCCCATGCTGATTTTAAAGGTTCTGGTTGGTTAGCCATGACTGAGTTAGGTACTTCAAAACTAGCTAAATCACTTAATGTTTTACCTTGCGCTTTGATGCCTTGAATCTCTGTGATTACCATGCATGATTGTACAAGTGAACCATCTGCTTGGATTGATGCAGTACCTATTGCTTGTACTTCCTTTAGTTGAAAATTTGCCATATTATTTTTTTTATTATGCGTAAATTACCTCTGTTGTTTCTATAACCGCAGTCCATTGAATGTTTGTTGCTGCTAATCCTGTTACTTGTACTCTTAATCCTCCGTTAGTTGTATCTGCTGCAAGTGTTGGTGTACCCCATGCTGGTGTGTTTGATACTAGATTAACATTACCCACAACTAAAGTTGTAGCTGCTGCGTTTGCGCCTCTTACAATTAATCCATCAACATCCCATGCAGATGCATTTGTAGAACCTGATTGTTTACCAATGATAGTACCTTTGAATCTATATGCAGATTGATTCTGTAAAATTACTTGATTGTTAGTAGATGCTGCACCTGAATTGGTGGTTAATGTTGTGGCTGTTGCATCTGTTGTTCTTTCTCGTAAAATAAATAACGACTTTTGTGAATCTCCATAAGTTGACTCTGGTCCACTTGAATATGCTTGTCTACCTATTATGCCAAAACAATGCGCCCAGTAACCCATAGCAAATGAATTGTCAGCATTCGCTGATGTACCAAATCCTAAACTAAACGACCATTGTCCAGATGCACCAGCACTTTGCCCCATAGCAAATGAGTTACCTCCACTTGATGTGCAAGTTGTTCCTAATGCGAATGATGTACCAGCAGAAGCTGTGTTTGATTGACCAAAAGTAAATGATGTGTTACCCGTACTACTATTATTTCCGCCACCAGAAAAACAACCAAATGCACCAGTAGCTATATTATTATAACCGCCTGGTATAGATGCATAACTACCTTCTGCACGATTACCATTACCTGCTGCGAATGCATAATTACCACTTGCGACTTGATTAGCATTAGTTCTTGCTGTTTGTAAATCAACAGCACCAGCACCTCTTTTATTTCCTCCCGTTGCTGTTCCATCAGGAATAGCAGCTAAAATAGCACCCGTACCTTTTGGTCGTAAAGCAAAATCTGCATTCGTTGTACTTGCCACAGCAGTTAAGCTGTCTACATTTATCGTAGCATTAGGTGCTGCTGTATTTTGTGCCTCTGTAAAGTATGTCAATCCACCACTAGCATAGTTAGGTATGTTTAATGTAGACCCCACTAAAGTAGCTGCTCCACTTGTACCAGTTGTTGTTAGGGTTAATGCGTTCTGCTTTCCGTTAAATGTATTCCAATCCGTAGATGTTAAGTAACCACTTGTTGATGCTGATGCTGTACCTAACTTTGATTGTATAGTAGCTTGTGTCTCATCACCCGTATTCGTTCCACTAGTGTTACCTATGACTACTTGCTGCGCATCTGTTACATAGTTTTTGTCTGTAGATGCTGCAACACTAGCTGTTGTTAGTGATTTGTTTTTCCATAGTTGTGTACTAGATTCATACTGCAATACCTGGTTGTTTGCAATTGATGCTATTTGTACATCATGTAACTCATCTACCTCGTAACCATTTTGGATTTTAACTTCAATAATTCCTTGTGTCGGATGGTCACGAACAACAACACCGACATAAACCAAATGTATAGGTGCTTGTGGTTTAGTTGTTGTATATGCACCCGATGTAGTCCCACTTAAATATAATTGTGTTCCTGTGCCTAAGCCATTCGTGTTTAAGTCGCTTAGTTTACCAGCAACGATGACATAACCATTGTTATTATTTGTAATGTCATTACGTACCCATCCAAAAGTTTGAGCAGATGTTGCATCAGCACTAGCATTAGCCTTAGTGATCGTAGGTAGATTGCCTTGACCACCATTGATGTAGACAATAGTGCCTTTTGTTAAGGTTGCACCCGTATTATTATAAACTTCGGTGATTAGACTACCAGCATCTAGTATAGTTGGGAAAGTTTGTAATGCTCCTGTACCATCAATATATTGTGCGCTTGTGCCTGTAGGATTATTGAACTTTCCGTTTAATGCTGTCTGTGTTGCAGTTGAAATAGGTTTATTTAAGTCACTTGTATTGTCTACATTGCCTAATCCTATATCATTTTGGTCTAACACAACAACACCAGTATATCCATTTACTGATGTGACAGCACCTGTAGGTGTTACGATTTCTTGCCAATTGTCTATATCGGTTGGGTCTGTACCTATCAAAATGTACGTTAAATCAACATCTGTACGTATACACCAATCACCCTCTTGACCTAGTAAAGCTAACATAGCTGCTTGACTATTTACTGCACCTAAAAACTCGCTTATAGCAATAGCTGGTATCTGTGAACTAGGAACTTTACCACCTACTAAATCAGCTTTGTTATCTAGTGCTGTTTGAGTAGCTGTAGAAATAGGTTTGTCTGCATCACTTGTATTGTCTACATTGCCTAAACCAACATCTGTTTTATCAATGGTCAAATCACCCGAACCTAGGATAGTTTCTCCATTAATAGTTTTGATGTTTTCACCCGATACAAGGGTAGGTTGTACTCCTGTTAAGTTTACTATGTAACTCATGGTTGTATTGTTATCGTGTTGTTGCCTAATGTCACTACTGCTATAGTTTGTTGATATACGCTGTTCACGTATATATCTATATTAGTGTCAGGTAAAGTTAATGTATTTTCAGCAGCTACTGATTCTGTGTATGTACTATCGGTATTCGTTACTATGCTATCACCTACTACTATTACTTGTGATGCACCACTATTTATGTCGCCAAAAGCAAGTATTTCATCATTCGTGTTTTCGATAGTATACGATGCTGGTAAACAATCACTAGGTGTCGGTGTTGGTATAGGTTCAATAGGTATAGCACAAACACCATACTGCTCAATCTCAAACGTGATATTCGCAACCCAACCCGCCGCATAATCTAAATCATAATTATTTAAAGGTGACATTGTTGCTGTACCTACAACATCTACCTCAAAATCATTCCCGTTCTTAAAGTAGATATACAAATCATTTAGTATCAGTTCGCAGTCCGATAGTATAGTGTTTATGTTTTCTCGGTCATCTTGAATAAGGTCAACACAATAGATGTCTAATGTGATAGCTTTAGCATTTAAGTCACTATATCCCGATGCTGGTACCACGAAAACAATCGGATACTTCTCGTCTTTAGTAGAAAAGTTTGGCATCTGTTCACGAAATTCACCAGCATACTTTTTAATCTGCATGTGCGCTGCGCAGAATGCTTCTATTTTGTTCAGTAATTTTCTATAGCTTAATGTCATAATGCACTACCCTCCTCATAATATGCTTGTAATTTTTGTGCAGATGTTATCTGTGTTTCACTTACAACAGCAGTTACTACTATATTTTTCTCCTCAGGTGTTGATGCACCGAGATTGTTTGCTTGGTTACCTTGTCCAACTAGATTAAATGATGGTGATGCTGGTGTACTACTTACACCTCCACCTCCTAAACTTGGGTTAGGTGCTTCGACACCTCCACCTCCTCCACCATCGTATTGTGTACTAGCTATCTTTGCAATGTTTGCTGCACTTGTTGCTACAGCAAAAGCTAGTGATGCTATACCTAAAGGATTAGGTACTGCTCCAATAGCAATAGGTGCTTGTGCTAGTGATGCAGTAACAGCTTTAAACCCATCCATAATCGCACCAGCTAATTGCAATTTTTTGTTAGCTTCAAATTGTTTTTTCATCAACTTCTCTTCCTCTTCACTACCTTTTTTCACTTTGCTTAATCTACTCGCAAATACAGCATCTGTTAAGCCTTGTACAGCGTTTAACCCTTTCTCTGCTGTTTCTTGATATTTCGCTAGTTCAGCTTGTCGTAGTGCTTTAATCTTTTCTGTCGCACCTTCCTCTGCTACTATACGTGCTTGTCTGTATTTCTCTTCAATTGCAGCTTTCTCACTTTGGCTTAAGTCTAATGCAGCTAATTCAGCCACTCTCTGTGCCTCAATTGTTTCAAGTTCTTTTTGCGCTGCTTGTTCTATTAAATCTACACGACCACTTATATTACCTTTATAATGCTCTAGATTGAAATCAAGCATTGACTGCTCGGTTTCTAGCATCTCAGCCATAGCTTTTAACTCTGCTTGGTTAGCTTCTATCTTTAGGTTGCTTATGTCAAGGTCAGCTTGTTTGATTAGCTTTTCTCTTTCGCCTATTGTTAACTCCGTGTTTTGCAAGGCTATGTCTCTCTCTACTTCAACTAATTTAATAGCTGCATTCAATCTCTCTGTGTTATTAGTCGCATTGAGTTTAAGTAGTTCAGCTTCTGCTTGTGCTTGTCTGTTTACACTATCGGTTACCGTGGTGTTAAAAGTTTCTTGTAACTCGATTTTCTTTTCTTGGTAATCTGCTTCAATCAATGCCAATTGATCATTGGACATCTTAAACTCCTTTTGATATTTTCTCAAGAAACCAAGTTCAGCATCTAGTTTATCTTTCTCAGCATTAACTCTATCTTGTGTACCCTCTTTCGTTTTCGCAATCTTTAGAGCCTCTGCATCTTGCAATGCTTTGTACTCCGTTTCTTTGAGTTTGATGTAATCGTCTTTTGCTTTATTCGCAGCTTCACGCTGCTCTTTTGCTCGTTCTTGTCTAGCTTTCTTTTCTTCCTCAGCTACTCGTTTATCAACCTTTTGTGCTTCACTAGCGTAGAACTTTTTAATCTCATTTTTAGTTTGCTCTAGTAAAGTAGTATTTTGACCTAGCTGTTTAGCTTTTCTAATCTCTATATCAATTTCTGCTAATGCTCTTTGTTCTTGTATTTTAAACTCAGCCTTAGCACGTTCATTTTCATTCTTAATGTTTTTGGTTTTCCAATCTTGAAGAGTCTGAAATGCTTTTCGGTTTAAGTCAATGATAGCCTTTTGTTTAGACCTCTCTATTTCAATTTCTTGTTGACTTAAATCTCGTCTTTTATCCTTTAGTTCGGATAGTTGTTTCTTTTGTTCATCGGTTAACTCACCTCCCATGTCAGTAATCTTGTTGAGACTTTCTATCTCTCTATCTACTGATTCTTTCGTTTGTGTTACCTTGTCTTTTTGTATGTCATATAAAGACTTATTTAAATTTATTTGTTTGCCTATTCTCTTTTCTAATTGCTTTACCTCCTCATCGGACATATCTGCAGTTAGGTTGTAGAGGTCTTCTCGTGTTTTAGCAGTTTTTTCTATAGACTTTCTATTCTGCTCTTCAGCTTTTGCTATCTTTTCTGCACTCTCTTCTGCTGCATATGTAGTTAATCCGAGCCAATCAGTCATCTTTTTGAATAGGTCTATCACAGCATTGATAGGTATCATTAATGCTTTCATGACTTTTTGAAGAATACCTATCTTGTTTAAGAAAATACCAACAGCTACAACGATAGCAGTAATCACAGCAACCAACAAAAATATCGGATTGGTCAATAGTTGAATACCAAACTGCACAAACGTTTTACCCAATGTACCAACCGTGCTTATTAACCCTTTTATTTGTCCACCTATCTCTTTAGGTGTTAGGCTTGTTAATGTTTGATTAAATATTTTAGCTTTCTCACTAGCACCCTCGAAATCTAACGACATCAAATCGTTACCTATCATTCCAAACGAGTTACTGATAGCTTCAAATTTAGATCCTGTAGCGAATATGCTTACTTGCTCGTTTACATCTTTTAATCTATCCTTAAGCTGACCAGCACGTTCAGCAAGTTCTTGCATTTGCTTAGGGTCTGTAGCTTGGTCTATCTGTCCTTGCAAAGACCGAATTTCTGCTTTTATTGCAGCTACTCCTGATAAACTAATAGGTATTTCAATCGGTTGTTGTGCCATAACTATATTGTCTTTTTAATACCTAGTGTTTAAATAATTATCCATCTGTTCAATGTAGCTGATGCTATGATAGTGATAGAGTCTAAATAAAGTGCTGTCTTTGTCAATGCATCGTCAATGTAGTAACCATCTGGTGTGGTTATTGTCACCGTAGTACCATCAGCAAAATTCTTGATAAAAAACTTTTCATTGAAAGCAGCATTGTAATATGGTAATGTCACGATGATACTAGGTGTTACGGGTGTACTTTTTACTACTACTACACCATGGTCGTTAATAGTCATGTCATAGTCTACATCTGTATACACTACTTTTAAAGCTATACCTCCATCATTAATTTGTAAAGCAAGTCCATCTGTAGAATCTAGTTCTATAGCAGCCTCATTGCTAGAACCTACATATAAGCTAGGTGCATCTGCAACAGGTTTAAAGTCCTTATTTATGTATACATTACCTCTATCTAGATGTAACTCGTTATTGTCTAGGTTGTGATTTCTATCTCCTGTGAATAGTAAGTCAGCATTGGCAAAGTTTTCGAACGCTTGGTCTGCATCTACTCCGTTGATTGTTCGTGTTTCTAAATTGGGTGTATATACCCCAGCCTCATCAACAGACCATCCACTACCTACTATTATACCACTTGCATTGCTACCTATTTGATTGCCTTGTCCATAAACGCTTACATTAGCCATACGACTTACAGCACTAGCTTGTGACTCTCTCACATCACGCAATGACTCACCAATCAAAAAATCATCTTCTCTCTTTACAAATCTTCGTGTTTTAAAAGGGGTAAATCTCAATGCCTCATCTACAGATAATAACTCCACTTGTGTCACATCGGGATTGTTCGCATCATAGTCTATCACCTTGTTTATGTTCCACCACGAATTGTTTATTCTAATCTTGTCGGATAGCTTCAATTTGGCTATGTCTACTGCGTTTAATCTAAAGTAAGCAGTCAACATCTTGCCCGAGTTGATTTGTTCAATTGTGCGCCTCCAATAGAGATTATATAGGTTGTTATTGGTTAGCTGTGCATTATAAAAGTATCTATCACATACACCGAAATTTAAATCGAAATGAGGGTCACTAGGGTTATCAAAGTGTGTTACCATTGGGTAACTACTCACCTCCTCGTAATAGTCATATGTGATTGATTGATTTGAATTGATAGTAACAGATTCAATTATCTTATACGTCTCACATGATTGTTCGCCACCATCATACAAGATACGTATGTTCGTGTTTGGTGCGATAAATGAAATAGCTGGTACATAGCAACCCCATGAATTGATCATTGTCGGAGTAGGTGAAAAGATTACCTCTTTTGTATCTACATCTTTAATGTACTCGTTATCAAATGTAAATTCCAACTGACCATACACCTCATTAGTAGCATCCTTGTACCCTACATTCGCTTGGTCTTTATCTTCTTTGTAAGTGAAAAGTATTTTCTTGTTCGTTAACTCAGGCAAGAACCTCAGCTTTTGGTCTTTGTTCTTTGCAAGTTTAGCTGTCCAATCTACCTCTGCACCATTGTCGTAATATGTATCACGTTGTACTAGCCTTAACACATTGCTATCTGTACCATCATTATCTACGTACAAGTTGTACATCGTGAAGATAGACTTAACAAAATCTTTTTGTTTTATCTTTTTAGGTATATATCCGTTCATAGATACAGCACCACCTACGACTAAAATCGTTTGGCTAGTAGTGACAGACATCTGTATGTCATAATCACATGCTACGTTTACAATTGCATCTACACCCGTTGAACTATTCGTCTTTTTCCAAAATGACTTTTGACCCGTATATAGTCGTGGCATGTCAGCACCTAACCTAAACTGCAAGATGTCACCAGCTTGACATCCACTTACCTCTACCTCTACTACTTGTAAACCATCAATGATAGTAGTCGTACCACTTACTAATGTATCGTTGTTGTAGTAAAGTTTTTCCCCACTTAATGGTGTAGTGTATATGACATTTGATGTACTATTTTTTGTCACATAAAACTTTGGTCTAATGTAGTATGCTGGGCCTGTAAAACCATAACCAGATGTGTCTTTCAAATATGCTGTACTCGTATGTGTGTTGTCTTGGCTATAAGAGTAATTTATGATAAACTTAAAAGTAACTTTGTCACCAGCACTTACGTCAAAAGGAAATTGATATTGTCCCGTTGACATATCCCATATCGATTGTGGATCATACTCACTATCCCAATTGGTAATAGGCTCACTCCATGCTGTTTGAAAGCCATTACTAAAACCATCACTTACACCATTTACGGTATTACTTGTGATGTTGTACTCATCATAATTTATACTAGATAACTCTCCGTTGTATGGTATTAGTAACTTATCAAAGTTGCATTGGCTTAACTCATCCCATACATAGCTATAACCAGCTTGTGCGAAAATTCTATCTAGATAAGTCTTTGCGTATATTGCTGGTTTGTAGTCTTTTAAGAAAGTATCTTTCGAGTCTGTGTAACCTAGTAGATATTTGTACCCATCAGTTTGTGTATTTGAAAATGTAGAAAACACATCGACAGCAGTATATGTATGGTCTAGGTCGCTGAAATCTAAATCATTTAATTCTAGATTTGTTATCTTAGTAAAAAAGTCACTCTTGCTGTCTATGATAGCTACCTCATATTCTATCTGTTGGTCTAGTGCCTGAGTAGTTTGTTTCTTGACTACGTTTAAAAGTTGAATATAGGCATTGTCTACAATCACCTCACCATCTTGCCACACAACACATGGAGTCAACCTATTGACATCAAATGTACCAGCAGACACATTGACATCGTAGTAGTGGTTAAGTAGGTTGTGATTGTTCCTAGTGTTGGCTAATGTGATAGTCCGTGAAAATGTACCACCCTTTTTAGTCACATCTCGTATGTCACTTACTGCAAAGTTTAACGGAAATGGCTTGTTATCTTTTACATCTAGATAACCATCTTGGAGCTGAATGCGTATGTTAGACATTGACTATGTTTTCGTTTGCCAATCGTATAGTGATTGTTTTTCTAAATAGGTTCTTGTTACGTTGTTTCTCAATCTCGAATGATGAGTCTTGAATAATGCAAGGAGTAAGCACATCATTTTCAATGAAGAAAGTTCTCGGTGATGTCAGCAATTCCTCAAAGTAAATTGCCATTTCCTCCGTTATCCAATTGGTAGATAGTTCATAAGTCTTACTTACTTGCACTCCTGTGATTTGTTCACCTACATCTGTGGTCGAATAGAGCCAATCACCACTACTTACATAACCATATATGTTTTTGTTGTATGTCTGTCTTTGAATAGTGCCTCTCTCATATGACTTTAGCGTAAAAGCAAATGTGTTGAATGCTCCCATTCTATCGATGAAACCAATGTAGTAATCGTTTATTGAACATCGTCTGTCTATGTAAAACTTAAATGACTGACCGAACTTTTCATCACCTACTTGGTAGTTTGTAGGATAGATTTCATACCACTCTGTGTTTGGTTTGATTAATGGAGGTGTACCAGACTCTACATATAAATCTAAATTAGCTGCTCCTAAAGGCATGTAGGTAACGGTGTTCGTGTTTGGGATGTCCATTCTAAAGATGTCACCATTGCTGTTCTCTACAAATAACCCTTGTTGATAGCCTCCTGTAGAATTAATCATTAGTGCAGATAGTTGTTGGTCTTCACGAACATACATGCCATCAGTAGGCATAGATGTAAGTAGTTTAAAGTTATTACTACTTGGTTGGTAGTCAACATAGTTATAGCTAGGAAAGTCTTTAAAAGGCAATGCACCATTGAACACATATCTATTCAACATAGTTGTGATATTTCTAGTTATCGTCTTTCGACCATCAGCATAGACAATCGTACCCGTTGTTAGTGATGCATATGCAGCCTTATAAGGTAGTGATATAGTAAATGATGTAGCACTTTGAACTGAGACGATATTGTAAAGACCATCGACATCTACCACGTTACTACCTGATATAGATACTTGGTCACCAGCACTAAATGTGTTTGATGTTGTGGTATTCAATCTTAGATAGCCTCCATTGTCTACGGGTGTGTTGATAGTGTAACTCACTTGATACTCTTCACCAACTTTCACATCGTACTTGTAAAAGCTATCCGTAGCATTTTGTCCACCCGTTGTACCATACTCTTCGGTGTACGACATTTGACTAACTAGTAGCCTTGATAGGTCGCACTCACCATAACCATCACCGAACCTTGGCAATATCTTAAATTCTTTCAATTTAGTTGCTGACCCCGATGGATAAATGTCAAATACATATTTAAAACCTACTTGATTTTTATTGGTAGAATCCATGATATATTTCACAGGGTTATATCCTGGTGTCCATAATTGTGGTGCTGCTATTGTTGTCTGTGCCATAACTATATTAGAATGATATGTATGAATCGTTTGTAAAGTACATCTCTTTGATAAATGTCACAGCATATCGAACAGCATCCATTGCATCGTCAAACATCTTGACAGGCTCGTCTGTAATCATGTCACCTACTTTTTTGTACTTGTAGTTTTCGTATTCACGGATAATTCGCTTGTCATCTTTTGCATACACCTTAAACGATTTCACATAGTCAATACCTTGCTTTACTACTTTGTTCGCATTGTTCACGTTATAACCAGCATTTTGCATTTCGGCTATTATCTCTGGTCTAGAGTAGTCTGCTAGTATGTCATCTGTTTGATTGATGCCTAAGGTCTTGAACTTTTCTATTAGTTCCGATGTTGTCAAATATGACTCGTATATCACAGGCTCTATGTAAATGTCATTGTCGCACCAATAAACTCTCATGAGTGCAGTAGGGTGATTGTAACCAAAATCTAATCCCATCACATAGTTCTTAAATCTTATAGGCTTCTCACTAATAAACTCCCATGTATTATAGATGTTAGTACGTGATATTGCTTTCTCACCTAGTGCGTAGATTTGATACTGCGCTTCGTCTGTGCGCTTTAAATCTTCTATCTGTCGTTTGATACTCTCAGGTAAAAATGGGTTATCCTTGTACGTTGATTTGATTAATACAGATTCGTCTTGGGGTAGTTCATACAACCAACTAACCGAGTCACTAGGATTATAGTCAAAGATTAGTTTCTGCTCAGTACGCATGTTCAATTGTTGAAAGTCATCGAACCAAAGTTCGTTAGCTTCATTACACCACCCTATGTCACGTTTACGACCTCGTATTTTTTGCTCGTCATCCACACTAAAGAACTCTACTATCGACCCATTTGCGAACTTGTAAATATTTTCGCTCATGTTGTGATTCGTCTTTTCGTATATGTTTAGATCTTTCATTATTTCAAAGAAATCACGCATCACCGTAGCACGTAACGCTGGGAACGTTTTACGCACAATACTCACAACCTTGTTCGGATTCTGTAAGCAATAGACGATAATAAGCTGACAGAGTGAATAGGTCTTTGATGAACGTGAACCACCTTGATTAATGATGAACCTTACATCACTATTCGATAGTGCTTGATAATTCCGTTGAAAGATATTAGTTGCTTTGATCTCCATCGCCATTCACAATGGTTACTTTAATCTCGTTTATCTTTTCACCTTGAGTAGTTATGTCTGTCTTCTCTGTAAGACCATTTAAACGTTGTGTGATAGATGGATTGAATTGTCCAACCATACCACCCTCTATTTGGTCTTGTCTTATCTCTCTCTTTATACGTTGACAGATAGTGCAATATTCTTCATAAGCACCATTTCTATTATTGAAATAATGGTCTAGAGTTAACCCTATTGAATAACCATATACTTCTAATCCATCCATAGTCAATGGTGGCATGTGCTTTTCTATCTTTACTCCTGTAGCTGTAGCCTTTTGTATTTCTCTTGGCTTTAGGCTTTTCTTATAGTCTTCAAATATCTTATAGAGTTTTTCAGGAGTCTCTATGTATTTTTTCTTTGCCATGTTACTTATCTATTTGTTCGAGTTTTCGTTGCGCCCATTCGATGCCTTCATCACCTCCCCATGCTAACCATGCTAGTCTACCACAACCATCACCTAACTCTTTTTGCGAGTTCTTTCTGTGACGTTCAAAAGCTGCCATACGTGCAATTGTATCACGAGTTATCTTCTCTCTGTTTGCAAGTTGATTGGCTCTAGCTTTTCCTGTTGCCTCTAGGCATGTACCCCATCCGTTTTCCTCTGCCCATCTAAGTGCTATTTTTGCGTTTTCTGTAGCTTGTTTAGGATAGTCATTATATGTTTGTTCAGCATATGTTTGTCTGTATGAAGAAAGGCTTTTTATTTTATCATCTTTCCATAGTGAATTACATACTGCATACCTTTGACTTTCATCTGGGTATTTAGATAATGTCTCTTCGTCACCCATGCATCTTTGTAGGTAATCGTCTTTTGATTCGTCTTTTCGTGGATTAGGCATCTTTCTTTCGTCTTCGTGTTTTTCTTTCCTCTACCTTTTCTTTGAGATGGTCTACTACTGCATCTTTTACGATTTCTACTAAGTCTTCAAAAATATCAAAACCTAGCTGCTTCACTCGTGCCATCATCTCAGGTTTAATTTTGTCCACTTCAATTTTGATTTGC